TGTGGACGTTGGAAATATGCCAGCACACATGGCTATGAGCTTTGTTGAACGTGTTAAGAATGAAATCCAACAAAGACGCATTCCGTCAGCCACAGGTGGTGGAGCAAACGTCATAGACAGTAGTTATAATCCACTAAGTGTAAACGAAGATTACTTCTTCCCTCAGACAGCAGAAGGTCGTGGTTCTAAAGTTGAAACATTACCAGGCGGAACTAACCTAGGCGAAATCACAGACCTACGTTATTTTACTAATAAATTGTTCCGTGCTCTGCGTATTCCTGCAAGTTACTTGCCAACAGCGATTGATGAACAGCCAAACACCATGGCTGATGGCAAAGTAGGAACAGCATACATCCAAGAATTAAGATTCAATGAATATTGTAAACGTCTACAATCTATGATTGTAGAAACATTTGATTTAGAATTTAAAATTTGGATGAACAGTCAAGGGGTTAATATTGATTCGGGTTTATTCGAACTCAAATTCAATCAACCTCAAAACTTCGCTGCTTATCGTCAATCAGAACTTGACACAGCAAGAGCAGCAACATTTAGTCAAGTAGTTCAAATTCCTCATTTAAGCAAGCGTTTTGCTATGAAGCGTTTCTTAGGAATGACCGAAGAGGAGATCAAAGAGAACGAAAGATTATGGAGAGAAGAGAACGGTTCTACTCTTAAACCAAAAACAGATTCTGCACAAGATATGAGATCAGTGGGAGTATCTCCAGGTGGATTAGCAGCAGATGCTGCCGGACAAGGAGCAGAAGCACCAGAAGATATGGCCGCAGCGGCCGAAGCAGGCACAGAAGGTGGAGCTGAAGCAGCACCAGCTGAACCTCCTGCTCAATAATAAATACATTATGCTTCTTAACGAATTTTTCTATTTTAACGAAAAAAACAACGACTTTGCTAATGATCGTAGATACGATAACAGCAGAGATAGTTCTGTTTTAGAAAAAGACGATACCCGTAAAATTCGCCTAACTCTAAAGATGATAAATCAGATGAGACTACAGAGCGAAGCTCATATGGTCGAACAAGAATCTGAACTAAACTTTATTAGACAGATGTATGCAACCCCAGCAGAAGCAGCACCAGCCCAATAATATCGCATTTGTAGTAGGAAACGGAATCAGCAGAAATTGTGTTGATGTTTCTAATCTCACATCTCTAGGCACAACCTACGGGTGTAATGCACAGTATAGAGAGTTTAATCCACATTTTTTAGTAGCAGTTGACGTTAAAATGGTCAACGAAATCATCGCATCGGGCTGGCACAAAGAGCATCAAGTGTGGACTAATGCTAATAAAGGCATTACTTCTAAACATAATATTAACTTCTTTACTCCGCACAAAGGATGGAGCTCGGGCCCTACAGCATTATGGTTTGCAGCTACTAACGGACATAAAGAGATCTATATAATAGGTTTTGACTATCAAGGTCTAAACGGAAAATTTAATAATGTATACGCAGATACATTCAATTATAAAAAATCCACTGATTCTGCAACCTTTTTTGGTAACTGGTTAAGTCAAACTGAAAAAGTGATTAAGGATTTTAAGCACACTAAGTTTATTAGAGTGATAGAGCCCGGTGGTTTTATACCAGATAAATTAGGACCTACACTTCCTAATCTCACCCATATAACTTATAAAGAATTTGGACAAAAGTTCACAAACGCAGTTTATCTCGATCGTTTTGATCAAAAAACTACCATTTAAAGTCATTTTTTTATCTGCGTATTAAATAAAGCACAGCCTTGACAATTAGGAGAATAGCTATGGCCGACAAAAATATTTTAGAACAGATGCTTGAGCATCTTGTTAACGACGAACAGCAAAAAGCTGAAGAATTATTCCACGAGTATGTAGTTGCTCGTTCACGTGAAATCTACGAAGGTCTAATCCAAGAAGATTTTGATCTAGAAGAAGAAAAAGAAGAAGAAGACGAAGAAGTTGAAGAAGCTTCTGAAGAAGACAAAGACGAAGACGACAAAGTCGACGAAGAATTTGAAGATATTGCCATCGAAGGCGACGACGATATGGGCGATATGGGCGGAGACCCAACTGACGACCTAGAAGGTGAGTTAGAGATGGGTGACGAAGAAGGTGAAGAAGGTGAAAAGTCTGAAGAAGAACTTTTCCAAGACCTAGACGCTATTGTAGACGAACTACAGGCTAAATTTGACGAACTAAAAGGTGGCGATGAGCCAGACATGGGCGGCGAAGAAGAAATGAAAGACGCAATGGACCCAGAATTAGCTACAGTTCGTGAATATGTAGAAAAAGTTCAAAAACCAGCAGCCGGTGATAACGGTGCTAATGCTAAGTCGATCGTAGCAGGTAAGAACGACATGGGCGGTTCTGCTAAGAACATTGCTCAAAGCACAACAGCAAACGACGGCGAAGTTGGCGCAGGCAGCAAAATTAAAGGTTCTGCTCTAAACGATCAGAATCCAAAAGAAGATAATGCTGGCAACATCAATGTTCCAGGCGGCAAAGCAGGTAATGCTTTTAGCAAGAAAGAGCCCGGACATGGTGCTGAGAAAGCTGGTGCAAAAGAATCAGCTGACAACAAGCAAAGCCTTTTCCGTGGTCGTAGATAATAGGACGACGACGTGAAACATACCCTATCAGAACATTTGAGTTTTGACCAGGCTAAGATTGTCTTGGAGCGAGATGAGAGTGACGGCAAAAAGTCGTTGCACTTAAACGGGATTTGCATTCAAGGAGATATCCGCAATGCAAATCAACGTGTTTATTCTTCTCAAGAAATTGGCAGGGCTGTCAAGACGCTCAATGAACAGATCTCTGGCGGATACTCAGTTCTTGGGGAAGTTGATCACCCGCAGGATTTGAAAATCAATCTAGATCGTGTTAGTCATATGATTACCAAGATGTGGATGGACGGTCCTAACGGCTACGGAAAACTTAAAATCCTCCCTACTCCAATGGGTCAGCTAGTTCAGACTATGTTAGAGTCGGGAGTTAAGTTGGGTGTTAGTAGTAGAGGCTCAGGCGAAGTAGATGGCAATGGTAATGTCAATGGTTTTGAAATTATCACAGTCGACGTAGTAGCTCAACCATCTGCCCCGGGGGCATACCCAACTCCAGTTTATGAACACTTGATGAACAACACAGGTGGCTATCAGGCATTTAGAATTGCACAAGAAGTTAAAGGCGATCCACAGGCACAAAAATACCTAGCAGAGTCCTTAAAGAGAATTATCTCAGGACTCAAATAACGAAGGAGAATCACATGCTAGACATCGTAAAACAATTGTTCGAGAACAATGTGATTTCCGAGGAAATTAAATCGGAGATTGAATCCGCTTGGCAAAGCAGAATTCAAGAAAACCGTGATCAAGTTACAGCTGAACTCCGCGAGGAGTTTGCTCAGAAATATGAGCATGACAAAACTGCAATGGTGGAAGCCGTTGAAGCTATGTTAGCAGATCGTCTACAAGCAGAACTAGGCGAACTAGCCGAAGACCGTCAAGGTTTAATTGAAGCTAGAGCCAAGTATGCTAAGAAAATGAAAGATGATTCCAAAGCAATGGAATCATTTGTCTTGAATAACCTCAAAAAAGAACTAGCTGAACTACACGAAGATCGCAAGAAAGTTGCATCTAACGTAGCTAAACTAGAATCATTCATCGTGGATGCACTAGCGAAAGAAATCGCAGAATTCCACAGTGATAAGAAAGACCTAGCTGAAACCAAAGTTAAATTGGTTCGCGAAAGCAAAGCTAAGTTTGAACAGGTTAAGAAAGAATTCATTGCTCGTTCAGCACAGTTAGTTTCAGAATCAATCTCTAAAGGATTGAAAGCTGAAATGACACAGCTACGCGAAGACATCGAGACTGCTCGTAAGAATGACTTTGGTCGCAGAATTTTTGAAAGCTTCGCAAGCGAGTATGCAGCATCTCACTTAAATGAGAAATCTGAAACAGCTAAACTTCTACAAGTTGTTGCAACGAAAGAAGCAGAACTAGAAGAAGCAGCTAAGATTGTTGCAGAATCACAAAAACTAGTAGAAAGCAGAGAACAAGAATTACGTATCGCACGTGACCAAGCAGCTCGTAAAGATTTAATGAGCGAGTTGTTAGGTCCACTAAGTGGCGACAAACGTAGTGTTATGAGTGATTTACTAGAATCAGTTCAAACTGAAAAATTAAGATCATCTTTCGACAAGTATCTACCAGCCGTAATGGATGGTGGTATACCGGCGAAGAAAGCACTGACAGAAGGCAAAGAAATTACAGGCGATAAGCAGGCACAACCATCAAGCGGTCAAGAAGAGAAGACCGCTGAAATATTTGACATCCGCAGGCTTGCGGGACTTAAAGTTTAAGGAGAACTATAATGTCACAATTACTCGAGTCACGCTGGTCGGAAACTAAAGAGGCTCTTTTAGAAGGCCTACAAGGTAACAAGCGTTCAGTAATGGCAGCTACTCTAGAAAATACCCGCAAGTATTTGTCAGAGAGTGCTACTGCTGGTGCTACTTCCGCC